CCTCCCTCCAACCCAGTGCGATAATCGCATGCGTTGTAAGGGCTTGGTCTTCTCCAGACCATATGAAATATCATATGCAGTCGGGAGCCGGTAATCTCGCCTAACGTAGATGCTTTTCCTACGTTCTACCTCTTTTGAGACGTTCATGAACGAATCGTTCATGGGTCGTGCTTTCCCTACTCTTCGGGAAAACGACCTGGCACACTTCCTAATCGAAGGTGCCTTCGACGGCTCAACCGGGGCCCTATGATACATAGCGGCCCGGATAAGAGGGCTGGCAGCCTCGTCAGCGACGGATTCAAATTCGCGCTGAAGAGTCCCCTTTTCCGTGTACGGATCCCAAGTGTGGTAAGACGTAGGAGGTTCGAATCCTTCTAAGTCTACCCCTTGGGCCAACAACTTCACTAACTGATCTCGGACCATTAATTCTTGGTCCTTTGATTCGGCTAGTTCCTTCACCACAAAGGTCGCGGCTAAACACCGTTCCTTTTGGTAAGGGGTTGGAAATACACTGAGCCCACTACCACTGGTAAGCTCAGCTAAACTCATGCCGCTAAGGTATCCCAACCATTGCGCATGATGTTTTACGGAAATTTTCGGGAATTTGGGGTGCGACGCACCACCAAACTCCGGAGGGGCACCTACTGGAACTCCTAGTAGGTAGGCCGCTTGCTGGCTTCGCCAAAGTGGACTATAAATCCACAAGCCAGCGGTCCTAGGCCGACCGTTCACAATATTCTGTTGAACGGCCGTGAGAGACTGTGAAACCCAGTTAATCTCTCCCTTGGACCCTCCTGGCGGAGCAACCCATGTGCTCAGGAAGAAGAACCCTTGCTTGACTCCCTTATAATAAGGGGTCTCGCAGAAAAGGGCCTTCGTCCGATGCCATTCCGTCTTACCGGCGGAAATGGTACCACCTAGGGACTGCATTGCAGCCTCATAGATGGGCACTTTGTGCTTCGCAAATCCGGAGTAGGCAGCGTCATCTCCTGTAAGCATCCCATCTTTGGATGAGTGCTTTGCCACCTTTGCTGCATAAGCAGACATGAGGGGCATCACGGGAAACGACGTGGGGTCTCCCATCATAGCACCACGGGTGGTCAAAGGACCAACCCCGGGGCTTGACAGGGACTTCAGCCAACGACGATAGTCAGCGACGTAATCGATCGCTGTCCGGATTCGAGACAAGGGGACTTTCCCCCTCACCGTTTCACGGTGGACGCTAGAGTCGGGCTCTGCATGGCTAATGTGCACATCCAGAACCGGAGCGTCTAATCTCACAGGACTTCCCCATTGATCGTGAGGAACGCCTCTCAGATCACATGCGGGACGCGGACTGATGTTTAACACCAGCCGCCGGGGACCAAATAACTTATCGTAATACGGTAAGTATTTTTGGAGCCGAGTATCGATCTCGGCTAGCTCTTCATACACCGTCCTCGTTAACCAGAACGGGTGTAAGTCCGTGGCAAACTTCATGTCCTGACTGTAAAACAGTTCAGGGCGAAGGAACCGCGGGCGCCTGGAGCCTCCCAGACCTTCGGCCATACGGCTGTCCTGAACCAGGATGCCGTCGATGGACTTACGAAGGATTTGCTGAACGAGGTTGACTGCCGTCAGAGTGCAGGTTGGGAACCGGGTTTTAAGGCCCTTCTCCCCTGCCTCTATAGGCAAGACCGGTATATGGTCTATCTGGTCGAGGACCCAAAAGCAGGCTGCTTCTAGCGCCGCTTGATGGTCCCTCGCACCCGATGCCAAACTGTTGCGGTAATCGGAATCCGCTAACAGCTTACTGGTCCGCTGTCGTTCAGTGACCCTACCTTGATACAGGTAGTTGCCGTTGGCGTCAGGCACGTCGCCACTGGCAAATCTGGCTACTCGGAACCGACTGACATCAGTCTGATCCGAGATAGGGGACTGGTCGTTCACTAATAGGTGAATGCCTTGTAAAACAAAGTAGCCTAGCGACACTAAGTCGTGTACGGCCGACACATGCCCTCCGCGGTCTCGAGAATAACCGAGAGCCGCATGACCAGATGGGTCTGTCCTTAGACTGGCGGGTTCTGGCATTTTTGCAGCATTTTTCCGCAAGAATGCCCGGACGTAAGTCCTCCAATCCGGGACATAAGGAACTGGCTCCCCCGTTAAACGGAGAGTCAGGTCCTCAATGCCTACCCCTGTGCTTCGCATAGGGGCGGGAAGTGACCTACCGATATACGAGTAGGCCAAGCCCATCCACTTTTCCGTAAGTGGCCGGACTAGGTGGTCATTTGGCTTTTGTCGGCCAAAGTACCACCCCCGGGCAGCAGACGCGGCTGTCTTCAGTCGCATCGCTGCATGTTCAGGCTCATACCATATTTGGTACTTGAACCTGGACAGGGCCCTCCTGTCAGCTGATTTCAACTGAAAGGACTTCCCTCGCCGAAGTTGGCGAAGGCGGACAACCTGGTAGCCCAGGAGCGCCGCATCCCACACGGCCCGCATAAAGCGAAGCTGTGTTAGCCTACGGAAGTAGGACCTCCTCCCTGAATCAGAATGGGGGAGGCCGGAAAATGCCCGAAGGGTATCTTCCGCATCGAGGGCCAATTGAGGTCCCTCGGGGATGCCGGCTGGGACCCTCTCGATTTTCGAGAGGCATCCTACCCGGGTGATAGACGATCCATCCCAAATAAGCTCCTTGCAATTGGCAAGTAGCTCGACCGGTTCTAAGAACAAAGGAACTATCTCGATTACGGATAGTCCTTTTGACGACTGGTAGTATCTACCAGCACAGTCACGGGCGCATGGGTGTGGAATCGCCTCCACGGTTGTCGAGTCCACCTCACTAGAATCTAGTGAGGCGGACTCGTCGGGGACACTGGCGCAATCGCCAGTATCCCCAACTGGGCCTGCTAGTATCACGGGCCCATCGGGATCATCCATCCCGGCAGGAGAACGGCTGAGAAGCCCCTGCTCCTGTGCCAGTTTACGTCGTAAAATACGACGCACCCTGGCGTTAGGAACTTTTTCAAGTTCCAAGGTCGTTAGACCTTCTCCATTCAGAATCTGAGTGGCC